GAGTGTCTTCTACCTCTGGAACATTACGCAAATCATTGCGCAGCTGAGCATACCAGTCGAGATACTGGTCAGAGGAGGCCGGGTGAGAAAAGAATCGGAACAGCGTCTTCACTGAATTCACGGGATAAGCCAACCCGCTAGGAAGGAATTCATGCGAACAGAACTCAACTCCCGCCAATTCATGGAAGGTGGTGGCACCTTTCACAATATGGCCCAATTCTTTATACTTGTCGAGGTGGTCATCCGACAAAGCACCTTCGACAGCATCGTCGCCCATGGCAACTAGGCGGCAGGCGTCAGGATGGTCAGCGCCAAGCACCGCCACCCTCGCAGCGAGACGCATGCGAGAGTTAGTGGAACTGGTACAGTACCATCCCGAGGGTTGCACACCCGGTTGTGTCTGAGCGACAAGAGTACCATCAGGGAGAACGAAAACCTTACGAGCAGCGCAATAGGATCGAACACGCATAAGGAAAGAAAGAAGGGTTGAGTCATCAACGCCAGCGAGACGCTGGCGAACACGACAATCAACATCCATTTCCCATTCCTGTACGGACCAATCCCACCCGGAGACATCAGTGGCCTGAACAGGGCCATGATCGAGCATCTCTTCAAAGGTCCCAGACAGAAGTCTTAGACCTGTATCATCCAAACCGAGACCCGGCTTGGATGGAATACGATACCAATTGTCGATCTCCCGGTTGTTTTGCAACCCGAAGACCATACGATCAATGACCTGATCATCCACGGCAACTCCAGAAATCAAACGCAATTTGCCACCCTCCAATTTACTCAACTTGTGAGGCTCGTCCTTGATGAACAGACGAATTGGAGAGCATACGTTCGCTTTCACGAGCTCGACAGGAGACAAAGAGAAAATCGAATCACCAAGAGAAAGAATATCCGAAACGCGCAAACAAGCCGCGCGAAAGAGGAGATTGCGGGATGACTCATCTGAAAGAAGAGCCTGGTTGCTTGATGCAAGATCGCACCAAGGAACACCAGGCGTCGAGTCACCCTTAAGCTCTGCCATAGACTCCGCCAAAGCGGAACCTAGGCAGTGCGCACAAAAGTCCTCACGGGACCGAGGTCTAGACCCGTCCCGGCACGCTCCAAGGAATCGAACTCGCTTGCCGTCAGAGTCCTGCGACCCTTCCGGAAATCCAACCCAAGTTTCCTTAGTTCCGACCGGACATCGGCAGGAACCCGCCCAAACTTGGTATCCGGCGCGGGGGTATTCTTTTTCGAGGCAAGAGACGATTG